TGAAGTAAGAAAACTAGCATTAGAGTTTGATCTATTTTCTAGAACAATTATTGGCAAAGCGATTCCGCCACTTATCGAGTTTTTCAAAACTCTTAATGCTGTTATTCAGCCATATGCGATTCTTGGTAACAATATTCAGGAATTAGAAACTGCATTATCTAAAGTTAATACAACTATTGAAAAGAATAATGCACTTGGAAAAGAAAACTCTAAGAGTAATTTAGAACTGCAAAAAGGTTTGCAAACTAGAATTTCATTCTTAAAAGAGCAAAAGAGGATTGAGCAAGAGATTGCTGATATGGCGAATAAGCCACAAGGAAAAGTAAAGTTTGATCCAAAAGATTACACCAAAGGATTGGCAGCGATTCAGGATGTAAACTTGAAGTTCATAACATCTACTAGAGATTTATCTAATAGAGTTAATATGGAAATGCAAAATGTATTCTCTAGCGAAACAGAGAAAAAGTTACAAACTAATTTGCTATCTATGCAAAAAATGGTTGAAGATGCTGCTGCTAATATTACCAAACAATTTACAGAACAAAATATTACTCCTGTTCAATATGCAGAAGCTATACAAGAACTTACTAAAAATTATACTGCTGCTATTGAGGTTCAAAGAAAACTAAAAGAAAACCAAGATGATTTAAATTCCAGTTTTGAATATGGTGCAGCAGTAGCATTATCTCAATATATTAATCAAGCGCAGAATTTAGCAAATGCATCAGCAGGCATAGTAACAAATGGTTTAAGAAGCATGGAAGATGCTATTTTTGGTATTATTAGCGGGACTACAAGCGCTTCTCAGGCATTCTCAGCAATGGTTAAAAGCATTCTTTCTGATATTGCAAAATTAATGATTAGGCAATCTATTACTGCTCCTTTAGCTGGTTTGTTATCTAGCTCATTAGGTAGCTTCTTTGGCGGATCTGTAACAGCATCTCCTACATCTACTGGTTTAATGAGTTTTGATGGTGTTGGCTATGGCGGTGCTAGGGCTTTGGGTGGTGATGTAAATGCTGGAACTTCTTATCTTGTAGGGGAAAGGGGTGCTGAAATATTCACTCCAAATATGAATGGCACAATTATTCCTAATGGAGCAATGGCACAAAATAATAATGTAGTAGTAAATGTTAATATGGAAAATGGAACAGTTGATGCTAAAGATGGTAGCAAACTTGGCATACTAATTGGCAATGTAGTTAAGCAAGAATTGGTTAAACAGAAAAGGGCAGGGGGCTTGTTAGCATAATGGCTACTTTTACTTATCAGCCTTCTTATGGCATTCAGGTTAAGAAAGAGCCTAAAGTTCTATCTGTTAAATTTGGTGATGGATATGAGCAAAGGGCGCAATTTGGAATTAATCAAAATCCTAGGATTTGGGATCTATCATTCAATGGAAAAACAGAAGCACAAGCAGATGCTATAGATGCATTTCTTACTGCTGAGAAAGGAGTTACTTTTTTTAATTGGACACCCCCACAGGGATCAGCAGGAAAGTGGATTTGTAGGACTTGGGATATAGCTTTAGTTGAGGTTGATTGCTATAACATTACAGCCAGCTTTGAAGAAGTGTTTGATCTAGGATGAGCTATCCATTAAAAATATCTTCTGAGCTACAGAAACTAGCTCCTAATGCTGTGATTGAGCTTTATCAGCTTGATGCTTCTTCTTTTGGCGGAGATATATATTATTTTCATGCAGGCACTAATAGCCTAACTCAAGCAGTAACTTGGCAGGCTCAAGAATATGTGCCTTATCCAGTTCAAATAACTGGCTTTGAGATTAGCGCAGGCGGTCAAATACCTAGACCAAAAATGGCGGTTTCTAATATCTCAGGAATTATTACAGCCTTAGTTTTGGCTTATGATGATTTGCTAGGTGCAAAGATTACAAGAAAGCGCACCATGCAAAAATATCTAGATGCAGTAAATTTTGCAGGCGGTGTTAATCCTGATGCAGATCCAACTGCTGAATTCCCTGATGATATTTATTTTATTGAGAGAAAAACTTCTGAAAATAAATCTGCTGTAGAGTTTGAGCTTTCAGCTTCTTTTGATGTGCAAGGTGTAAAACTTCCAAGAAGGCAGATTATTCAAAATATTTGCCCTTGGAAATATAGGGGCGCTGAGTGCGGATATGCAGGATCTAATTATTGGAATTCTAATGATCAATCTGTAGCTACATTAGCGCAGGATGTTTGTGGCAAAAGAATCTCATCTTGCGAGCTTAGATTCGGCACTAATCAAGAATTGCCATTTGGCGGATTTCCAGCAGCATCATTGATCAAATGATTCTCTCTGATTTTGTTAAGGCTCAGTTTGTAGAACAAGCCAAAGCAGAAAATCCAAGAGAAGCCTGCGGATTGGTAATTATTAAGAATGGAAAGCAAGTTTATAAGGCTTGCAAAAATCTTGCTAGAGGAACAGATCAATTCATAATAGATCCTGAAGATTATGCCAAGGCTGATGAGGATGGAGAAATAGTATCGGTAATTCATTCTCATCCAAATTTAAGCGCAAAGCCATCTCAGGCTGATTTAGTAAGCTGTGAGGGAAGTGGATTGCCTTGGTTTATCTGTGGCATTCCTAGCGAGCAATGGGAATATTTAGAGCCTAAAGGCTATGTAGCACCATTAGTGGGAAGGCAATGGGCGCATGGTGTTTTAGATTGTTATTCAATCATCAAAGATTGGTATCTACAAGAGAGAAATATAGAACTTTTAGACTTTGAAAGAAGTGATGAATGGTGGAAAATAGGGGGTAATCTTTATTTAGATAATTTTGAAATTGCTGGATTTAGGAAAATAACTAAGGAAGAACTTCAGGAAGGCGATGTAATCCTGATGTGTATTTCTTCAACAGTTCCTAATCATGGAGCAATTTATTTGGGCGATGGGCTTATTTTACACCATGTTCAAAATAGATTATCTACAAGAGATGTTTATGGCGGATATTGGCTTAAAAATACTTATGGTTATTTAAGATATGAAAAAAGTTCAGCTTCTAGGTGAATTAGGAAAAAAGTTCGGAAAGAGTTTTAAGCTGGATATTAAAAATCCTGCTGAAGCTGTAAGGGCTTTGTGTGTTAATTTTCCTGAGTTTAGAAAAGAATTAATTGAATCAGGCGAAAAAGGCATAGGCTATAGAGTTATTGTTGGAAAACAGGATCAAACAGTAGATGATTTGCATAATCCATCAGGAAAGCAAACAATTAAATTTGTTCCAGTTTTACAGGGTGCAGGCGGTGGCGGTGGCTTAAATATTATTGCTGGAGTAGTTTTGTTAGTTGCAGCAGCAGCTTTAAATATTGTTGCTCCATTTAATCCAGTTTCTCCATATTTGATTAGCGCTGGTGTTGCTATGATTATTGGTGGAGTAATTCAAATGCTTACTCCAATGCCTAATTTAAATTCTGATACATCAAACAATCAGCCTGATAATAAGCCATCTTATGCATTTAATGGTGGAGTAAACACATCTGCACAAGGCTATCCAGTTCCAATAGGATATGGAAGAATGATTGTTGGAAGTGCAGTTATTAGTGCTGGAATTGTTGCAGAGGAATTGCCATGAGCAAAAATAAAACTATTATTGGTGCTGGTGGCGGTGGCGGTGGAAAGGGTGGCGGTGGCGGTGGCGCTGGCAGAGTTGCGCAAGAATCTCCTGATACCCTTAGAAGTATTGCTTATGCAAATGTTTTAGATCTTGTTTCTGAGGGCGAGATTGAAGGTTTAGCCAATGGATTGAAATCTGTTTATTTCAACAATACACCATTACAAAATGAAAATAATACTTATAACTTTACAGGAGCTACAGTTGTTTCTACAAGAGGAACACAGGATCAAAGTTATATTGAGGGTTTTCCAGCAGTAGAAAATGAAATAGGAGTAAATACGCAAGTTGAGTATGCAACTCCTATTGTTAGACAGATTTCAAACTCTGATGTAGATGCTGTTAGAGTAACTATATCAATTCCACAGCTTACTCAACAAAATACTTCTAATGGCGATATAAATGGAGCAAGTGTTCAATATGCTATTGATGTTCAATCAAATGGCGGTGGTTATGTTCCGCAAATCTTAGGCAATGTTTGGCAAAACAATTCTATTACTAAAGTTTCTAATACTTTAGCTCAAGCTAATCAGGCTGTTTATCAAATGCAAATACAAGTTACTGATACAAGTAACTCTGCTGTT